ATAATATCATCAACCAAAACATATACTATGGAGCTTGCGTATAACGGAAGCGGTGATGATAATTATAAAACAGATTGGTTAGATAATGCGTTTACAATATCTGACGTTGCATATTTATTAACAGAAACAGAAGGTGGAGTTGGTCACGGTAATGCTGGTGCAGTAATCAGTAATGGTATATCTGCATACAATGGTGACTTAGCAGATCCTAAGCATGAACTAACACCGCAGGATGCTTATAAGATGTTAACACATGTTTTAGGTACTGATATATTTTCTGATAGTTATTAT